CCTCGATCATTAACAGTATATGGTCCAATAAATGTAAAAGATACAGAATCTTCTATTGTATTTGGAGATACGGATCCTAATGTTACTTTAGCAACAGATGGAACTAATTTAACAGTATCCGGTAATGGCAGCACTATTATTTCTAATAATACGCGTTTTACTACTGATATTGTAAGAGATTCAAATACAGATCCTGCTGATGGTAGGACTATAATGGGGCAAAATGATTTTACCGCTATTGCTACAGATGGCACAAGAGCTGTTTATTCTGCTTCTGGTGTATCATTGCAAAACTCTTCAGGCGTTGAAACGGGTGCACAAATAAAACCAATACAAGGTAACCCATCAAGTGTTTCTGGTTTAACAGAGCAAGGCTTGCTTGCACAGTTACAAATTGGTACTGATTATTTTAATCTTCCAGAATTAGCTTCTGGTGTTGCAGCAGCTTTACCAGGGTTATCAGAGCAATTAGCTGGTCCTAGTGGCAATATTACTGTTGGTAGATTGTTTTATGGAATACGCCAAAGTAATGGTGCTTTATTTCAAGCGGCAACTTCGCCAGCTACAGTAGCAGGAATTAATATTACTTCTGGTAATACTTCTGTTGTATTATCTCAATCAGATTTTACAACTATAGAAACAATATTTGATGCTACACCATCTACGCAAGCTTTATATTTTGTAGAAGATACATATGTAGCAGCATTTCCATCTGTAAACGGATTAATAAATGATACGTCTGTAAATATATATCAAATAGTAGCTGTAAATGAATCTAATTTAACAATTACATTTGGTAAACAAGGTGATGGTATATTAACAATTAATACTAGTGAAGTAAATATTAATTCAGAAGTATTGAAATTAAATGATATACCACAAGCTTCTAAATCAAGTTATTTACAGTACGATCCATCTACCAAAGAAGTTTCACACAATGCTTTACAAATACTAGCAACAGCTAACGGCGCTACTTACGACTATAATGCTTTAGTTGATGTTGCTGTAAACTCAATAAACTTTGATAATTTACAAATTACAGCCCCAGCTAATGGGCAGGTTGTAATAAAGCAAGGTTATGCATACGGAGGAGCTTTAACTTCTAGTACTACGGCTGCTGCTTGGAATTTATATGTATTAAGCAATATAACTTCAGATAGTACGCTAACTTTACCAGCGGGTAATGCAGGTGATAGTATAAAAGTAACTAATATGTCAGCTTTTGATAGCAGCGGCAATTATGTTGCGCCAACTTATACTTGGACAATAAATCCTAATGGATCTGAAAAAATAATGAGAGCAAATACTTTAGTGCTCGATGAATCAACCTCATCTTTTGAATTGTATTATACTGATGCTGCAAACGGTTGGGTAATAAATGGAATTAGCTAATGGGACTAACAATAGATTTACCAAGCGCTGGTCTTCTAGGAATTACCAACGCAACAGGAAATGTAATAAATACAACAGCAACATTAACAGTAAACTCTGTTAACGTTTTAGATGGTAGTGTGAATTATACAGTAACGTTACCTTCATCTAATCTAAATGCTGGTGATGAAGTTGTGCTTAAGAAAGTAGGAACTGCTATTGTAACAATTGCTTCAGCAACAATAGAAGGTGTAAGCCAATCAATAACAATTACAAATAACCAACCAATCAGATGTTTATATGTTAATGGAACATTTGGCTGGGTAATAACATAAAGCTATGCCAGATATTTCAACATTTTATCCAGGAGGAGAAGCTTCTAACCCTGTAAATAATTCAACGGCATCAGTTTCAGCTACAACTGCTACAACTGCAACAAATGTAGATGACCAAAATTCAGCTAATAACGCGTTGGTTTGGACAGGTACAGCAGCAGAGTATGCTGCTATAGTAACTAAGGATGCAAATACATTATATTTCGTAACAGCTTAATATGCCACTATATAAAGGAAATACGGAAATAGCCAGTGGTAAGTTGTACAAGGCAGCTGCAAACATTGAGAATGGTTATAAAGGTACGGATTCTTTTTATATAAATGAAGTAACTATATCATTTTTAAATTTTCCCGGTGTTTCAGATTATTCTATAACAGGTGCTCCAGGGGATACCATTCCAGGAAACAGATATCAGCAATGGACAGCAACAGCTAGTTCTGGGTATGCTTTTAACGGCACACAGACCGCTTCGGGATTACCGGCTGATTTCACTTTTACAGGCGGTTCTCAAGGCTCTATATCTAATACAACCACTAGTCCTAGAGTTAATTATTCGCCGTCCACATTTCCAACAAGCAGCGTTTCTGTAGATTATAATAGCTTAACTATAAGTTTACCTCAAACTCAGATTGTTACTTATTCATATACATTTACAGGTAGCTTAGGTAGATCAACTAGCTGTACAACATTTGCGGGTAGTTCTTGTGGAGTATCAAGTAATACAATAAGTAGCTCAACTATTGGTACTTTTGCATATTGGCAAAATAGTGCTATCGGAACTGGAGGATATGGGGCAAATGGATGTACACAAGGCTGTAGTCTAAGCATTAGTTCAAGCGGAGGATCAAGTACCTGTAATAGTGATACCGGAGCAACCGCCAATGCCTCTATTGGCGCGTCAATAATTGGGTGTGGGGAACTCAATGTTTCCGGGGTTGCGGTTGATTCAACTAGTAGTGGACCCTCCTGTGCACATGGGAATACTATAACCTTTTATGCAGGTAGTACTAATATAGGAAGTATAACCCCTAATAATAGTGGAAATTACAATCAATATATTTTGAGCAACTCTCAAGCTCAGTCCTATTTAGGCCAAACCGTTATAGGATACGCTAAAGGTGTTGATGTAACATCTGCTACTTATGGTGGTGGTGATTATGTAATACCAAATCCTTGTAATTAAAATAAAATAAATTAAATTAAATCAAATGAAATTATTTGTAAAAAAAGATTGTAGTTTCTGCGATCAGCTATTAACTGAAGGTATAAAATTAGAAACCATCTATGTTGATAGTAAAGATTACAAAGGCCTTATGCCTCAGCAAGTTCCAATTTTGCAATTTAGTAATGATGCTCAAATAATTGACGCAGCATTTATAAATACACTATTTGATGAAATTAGAAAACAAAAGTAAAGGACTTGGAGATACAGTTGCTAAAATAACCCACTCAACAGGAATAGCTAGAATAGTAAAAGCAATCACACCTGATTGCGGTTGTGATAAAAGACAAGAATGGCTCAATAAAATGGTGCCGTATAAAAAATAAAAAATGGCAAATTTAACATCAAAAATAGGCGGGCAGTTTTTTTATGATGCTTCCGCAAACAATAAAAAAAGCCTTTTAGAATTTTGGAAAGGAACGCAGGCTCAATATGACGGGCTAAAACAAACCAGTGCTACAACATCTGGTAATCCATCAGCTGCTTCTTCTGTAACTTTTACCGTTACATCATCATCTATTTTTACAATAAATGGTATTGTTTATGTTACAGGAACATCTGGTAATACAACAAGAACACAAGGAACTGTTTCTGCAGTGCCTGATGGAGTTTCTGTTACAATAGATTTTACTCCTGCTTATACATCAGCAGCTTCTACGGGGTATCAAATAGATCTTTATGATCCTAATACATTTTATATTATAATACCATAATATGCCTTCTAATATACAACATGAAAATATATCCGCTATTAAAGTAGGGATTGACACTGTTGCTGGGGCATATGTTGGGCATAATATTGTATATCCAAATCAAAGAGAAATAATAAGTGCTGCTTATACAGATACCTCTTTATTAGCTGCAAGTGGCGGAACAAGATATTTAAGAGTTACAGGTGAAATTGGAGCTACTTATGATTTAACAGGATTTGGAGCTGGGTCTTATATATTAGCTGTATCGCCTTATGATCAGCCAATAGTTATTAGTGCTAATGGAACCGCTCCTTGTTATACTGGGTCAACAAGAAGTATATCTACAACCTTAACACCTACAAACTCTACAACAATACAAGGAGGAGCTCCAAGTATATCAGACGGTTTTAATCAAGATGGTGGAACAGGCGTTGTTTCATTTACTCCATCAATAACAAAAAGTATTACAAATACTACTAGAGTAACAACTACTGTTAATGGAACATTAAGATGGGCAACAGGTGCGGAATTTACCGTTTCTTTTACTGCTCCGTCAGACACAACAAGAGTTGATTATTATTCAGCAGATGTTTATGGAGTAGGTACAACATTTAGTTATTCAGGAACGCAAACTATAGCTAATACAGGGGGTAGTACTTCATTTACAGCAACAATAACATCGGGAACACCCGATTATGTATATGCAAATATATACATATATGAGCAAAGCTGTTATTCTACATCAGATCAGGTTACAACTAATTTATATCCATAATGGCTAGAATAAAACAGTATCCTTTAGATACCACTATCACTGGTGGGGATAAACTAGTAGGAACAGATGTAGGTAATAATAATGCAACTCGCTCATATCAAATTGAAACTATTGGGCAATACTTTTCTAAAACAGGAAGTGCAGATGGCTCTAAGCTAGGGTTCCAATATAATTATGCAGGTACATATCAATCAAATACATTATCTGCTGGGGAATTTAGATACCAAGTAAATCCAACAGCCCCAACACAATATGGTTGGGCAAATATAATTGGTATTGCATTTTCAAAATATACTGTTAATCTTGTAGATATTGCACCTATTATAGATTTATTTTTAAATCAAGTTATTAAAATAACAGATATAAGTGAATCTGGATCTGTAAATTATGGTGCTTATGAAATAACAGCTATAACAAGCTTATCTAATGCATATTTATTTACATTAACACACAAAGGAAGCTCTGGCGAACCTACAGGATCAAGTATAACATTTGCAAATACAGGTAATACCACTGCTGATAGATTTTTTACATTTACTCAAGCTTCAGCTTCCGCAAGTTGGACAATACAACATAATTTAGAAAAATTTCCAAGCGTTACAGTAATTGATAGCGCAAATGATATTGTATATGGTAATACAACATATACTGATGAAAATAATTTAACAATAACTTTTTCTGCACCTTTTTCCGGAAAGGCTTATTTAAACTAAAAAAAAATGGCAATAAAATATTTAAACAATGTAGATTTAACCAAGAATGAGCTACAAAATGCCGTTATCCAAGTATTGGCTACTGCGCCATCTGCTCCGGTAGAAGGACAAATTTATTATGATTCAACAGATGATGTAATAAAATTTTATAATGGTACCACTTGGGTTTCTGCTGGAGGTGATTTAACCGCAATTACGACGGCTACATCTAACCAGTTAACTATTACAGATGGTACTGGGCCTATTCCTAACATAGATATAGTCACAGGAGCTGTTACTAGCTCGGGTGTTGCTTTAGCAACTGGGCAACAAATATACGATTTTGTATATGCGAATGCCCAAGAAATAACTGTTAATGGAACAACTAATGAAGTTGAAGTTACAACAACAGGTGGAAGTGTTGCTGGTAAAATTGGGCCAAGTGATACTGTTACAATTGGTTTGCCAAATGATGTTACTATTTCAAATGATTTAACTGTTACTAATGATTTAACTGTTAATGGTAATGTAACATTAGGAAATGCTTTAAGTGATACTGTAACTATTGCAGGAGATCTTACTGTAAATGGAACAACAACGTCTGTTAATTCAAATGAGGTTAATATTGGTGATGCTATAATATTACTAAACTCAGATGAAACCGGTACACCTTCGCAAAACGCGGGTATTGAGATTAAAAGAGGTACCTCAACTAATGTAAGCTTATTATGGGATGAAGGGACTGACAATTGGACATTTACAAATAATGGTTCAACTTATTACAATATACCAACATCTTATACTACTACAATAGGTGATGGTTCAAATACAGCCTATACTGTAACACATAATTTAAATTCTAGAAATGTTATAGTACAACTATACGATTCTTCAAGCTATGAAACTGTATATACAGATGTAGAAAGAACAACTGTTAATACTTTAACGGTTACATTTGCGTCGGCGCCAACAACAGGAGATATTACAGTTTTAGTTACAAAAATAGGTTAATAAAATATTATGGCAAGTCGTTATTTAAATAATATAACAATAAACGACGCCTATACATTACCGGCTACGGACGGAACAAATGGGCAGGGAATAGTAACAGACGGGGCTGGGAACTTAAGTTTTCAAGACCTAGCGTCAGCTACAGCTACTTCTGCGCTTAGCATAATATTAACTGTAAAAAATGTATCTGGCGGGTCGCTTAGTCCTGGAACGCTCGTAAGAGTTGCTCCAACGGCTACTCCTCCATCTGGAAATGTTTTAGAAGTTGATGTTGCTGATAATAGTGCTTCGTCTACAATGCCTGCTATTGGTATTATAACTGATACAATAGCCGATCAAGCTGAAGGAAGCTGCGTTGCTTTTGGTAGAGCTGCTGGATTTTCAACGTCGGGGTACACCGAGGGAGACCCTATATGGGTTGGAACAAATGGTGCATTTACAGGTACTAAACCAACAGGCACAGCATTAATACAAAGGGTAGGGCAGATAATTAAAGTGCATGCTACTAATGGTAGTATTGAAATATTTGGTGCAGGAAGATCCAATGATGTTCCAAATATCCCTCAAGATCAGCTATGGTTAGGTAATTCAAGTGGCGTTGCAACACCTACAGCTCATACTGTAGAAAATATATCAAACGTAACTGTTGCGTCTAAAACAAATGGACAAGCATTAGTATGGGATGCTGCAAATAACTATTGGAAAAATGGTAATGTAGCTTCATCCGGTGGAGGAGGCTCAACATTATCTATTGAAAGAGATGTATTTACTGCAACTGCTAACCAAACAGCTTTTGTATTAACATCAACAATACAATCAATAGCTAATACGCAAGTATATATTGATGGTGTATACCAATCAAAAGATAACTACACAACGTCTGGATCAACTGTAACTTTTTCAACAGGAGTTCCAGCTGGTGCTATTGTAGAAATAAATCATTTTATTTCTGTTTATTCTAAGGTACATGTAGACACCTTTACTGGTAATAATTCTGATGTTAATTTTACAGCATCAAAAGATGTTACAGATGAAAATGTAACACAAATATATATAGACGGTGTTTATCAGTCTAAAGATAATTATACAACTTCCGGTACGACCATTACATTCTCCACCGCACCACCTAATGGAAGTGCCGTTGAAGTTGTTCATTTTGAAGAAATAAGTTATTCTGCAATTGCTTCAAATCAGTTTACGGGAACTGGATCACAAGCAAATTTTACATTAACTCAAGCAATTGATGAAGATAAATCATTTGTATTTGTTCAAGGTGTATATCAAGAAAAAAGTACGTATAGCATAAGTGGAACAACGTTAACATTTACTACGCCACCACAAAATGGTTATTCAATTGAAGTTGTAACAGTTGGCTCCGTATCTGTGTTTCAAGATACATTATATTTAGACACTTTTACTGGAAATGGAAGTACAGTTGATTATACACTCTCTACAACACCAGCAAATGAAAACGCAATTGACGTATATTTGAATGGAATATACCAAAACAAAAGTACATTTAGCTTATCTGGGAGTACATTAACATTTTCTACAGCTCCAACAACAGGGACTGATATAGAAGTTAAATCAACAGGTGGACTAAACAATGTGGCTGCGACTCCTCAGAGTAATTATGGAGTGGTTGTAGCTTCTTCGGATACAACGGCTGTTAAAAATAGCTTGTATGTGTTGACGGCTAATTTAACGTTGACACTTCCTGCGTCCCCTAGCGATGGGGATAGCATTAAAGTTTCAAATAGATCAGGTGTTGCAACTTGCGTTATTGCTCGTAATGGAGAAAATATAATGGGAGGGGCATCAGATTTGACAATAGATAAATTAAACTCTGGGTTTGAGCTTATATACGCGGGCTCTACGCAGGGATGGGTATTAATAGGCGTTCCAGGACAATAATAAGAATATGGCAAACTTATCAGATTTTTTACCATTAGCTGGAGGTGGCGGAAGTTCACCTTCAAATACATTTCAAGTTGTAGGAACTGCTTCTGACACTACATCTATATTTTCTCCTTCTACCTATAATTTAGAAGTTGGAAGTAAGATATTTGTCATATTAATAGGGGGTGGAACAGGTGGGAACGCTGCAACTCATAGTGGTGGTGGGCATAATTTTGGAGTTATACATGGCAATGCAGGTTCTTATTATCAAGGAATATACACTTTAACAAGTACGGCTGATATAACTTGTTTGGCAGGTGCTGGAGGGGCTGGCAATACAACACCTGTAGCAAGTCAAGCTAATTATTATAATGCATTAGGAACAGCAGGTAATGCTTCTACACTAACGCAAGAGTCCTCTGTAATTCTTTCCTCAGATAACACGACACTTGTTGGATATGGTACTCCATTAGATTCTGGAACTACATCATCAAAATCATTGCAGTTTCTTGGTAAAGACACAAACTCATACAGCTCACCTAATTGGAATGATAGCAATTTAGGGAGAAGCATAGAATATGGTGTTGATGGAACAGGAGCTGGAGGGCAAGGAGAATATTGGAGCAGTTATGCATTAGGAGCAAGAACTCCTACAACTTCCAGAGGAAAGGGTGGATTAGTATTAATACAATGGTAAAATTATGACCTATACAGATACTTATTTTATAGAAAAAGACGCCAGAAGTTGGAGAAATGATGAATTAAAAAAAACAGACTTTATAGTTTCATTAACTGATTTTCCAAACCATGCAGCATGGCTAACATATAGACAAGAATTAAGAGATTGGACAACAACATCTGATTTTCCAGATACAAAACCAACTGCACCAGCAGAATTAAACTAATATGGCACATTACGCTTTCTTAAATATGCAAAACATTGTAACCGAAGTAATAGTTGGTAAAGACGAAACAGATGGACCAACAAACTGGGAAATACATTACGGTAATTTCAGAGAACAAGTTTGTAAGCGTACTTCTTATAATACGATCGGAGGAGTCCATAAAAACGGAGGAGTTTCGTTTAGAAAAAACTATGCTGGTATTGGATACAGTTATGACGAAACACGAGATGCTTTTATCCCACCTAAACCATTTGACAGTTGGACATTAAATGAAAATAGTTGTTTATGGGAAGCTCCTGTAGCATACCCATCTGATGGGCAATTATATACTTGGAATGAAGAATTAGGAACTTGGGATTTAGTTGAATAAATATGGCATTTACTAAAGCTACTGGGGATTACATTGACCAGGCAACACTTACTGAAATAAGCGCTGGAATTGACTGGCAGACAACACCTAAAACTTCTGCATTTACAGCAGTAAGTGGTGAAGGCTATTTAGTGGATACTACATCAGCAGCTATAACTATAACATTACCTACATCTCCAACTATTGGTGATGAAATTGCTATTTTAGATTATACTGGTACCGCTAATACAAATAATATTGATATAACATCCTCTGATAATATTAATGGTTCGTCTAATGACGTAAAAATTAATTACACAAGAGGTGGAGTGTCTATTATATACACTGGGAGCACTCAAGGGTGGGTTTCTTTTAGCGCTGTCCATGAAGGCACTAGCTCTTTATACATCCCACCAATTTCTATAGATTACCTAGTAGTAGCAGGAGGCGGCGGCGGCGGAAGATATGGTGGCGGCGGTGGAGCAGGAGGGCTTCTTTCTGGTACTCAAAATTTTAGTATAGGCACGCAATACAACATAGTGGTAGGCGCGGGTGGAGCAGGGCATGTTGGGGATGCCCAATATGGGGGAAGCGGAGCAAGTGGAAGTAATTCTTCAGTGCAAACCATTGTAGCCAGTGGGGGCGGTGGTGGTGGAAATTATTCTAACCCAGGTACTACTGCTTCTAATGGAGTTGACGGTGGATCCGGTGGAGGTGCTGGTAGATCTAGTACCAATGGGCCCTGGAGTGGTGGTTCTGGAATTTCGGGACAGGGAAATGACGGGGGAAGTAGTACAAGCTCCTACTCAAACCACAATGGTGGTGGTGGTGGTGGAGCTGGTTCCGCTGGAGGCAGCGGTATAAATGGGGGCTCTAATGGAGCAGGAGGTAATGGACTAGCTTCTTCAATAACTGGAACTTCAATTACCTATGCTGGCGGTGGCGGAGGGTCTCATCAAAACTCAGGAACAGTAGCTGGTGGATCCGGTGGCGGTGGTACTGGTTATGGACCTACAGCTACAGCTACTACAGACGCGGATGGGGATAATAACACTGGAGGCGGTGGCGGTGGAACGTCGGATAATAGTATAAATGGAACTGTTCGCGCAGGCAATGGAGGCTCCGGAGTAGTAATTTTAAGAGTACCTACATCTAGCTATTCAGGAACCACTACAGGATCTCCAACTGTAACAACAGACGGTTTATATACTGTAATAAAATATACATCAACAGGAACTTATACAGCATAAAAAATAAAACATGGCATTAACTAAAGTAACGGCAGCAGTATTAAACGATGACGCTGTATCATATGACAAACTTGGAGCTGAATTTACAACTGCGGCAGCATTATCTGCAAGTGACGTTGACTTTAGCTCTGCACAAGTATTTACAAAAACATTAACAGCAGACACAACCTTAACATTTTCTAATGTGTCAACAGGTATGGTAAAGGATCTTGTACTAACAGGAAGTTATGTGTTAACCTTGCCTTCATCTGTAAAGGTTATTTCTGGTACATACGATGGTACGGTAAGTAATCTTATTCAAATAGCTTCCACAAACGGAGCTACAGAACAATGGGCAACAATCAGTAAGCAAGCAGTATAATCATGGGTAAAAAAGCGATAAATAAAAATGGAACTATAAAGGTATACGAAGGTGTGCCTAAAGTTTTATATGCATCTAATGGAACACACTTGAATGCTCAAGCAATGAGTGATGCTGCACTTAGAGCAGCAGGATTGTTTGACGTAGTGTTACCAGAAGGGTATAATTCAGCTATTCATGATTTAAGTGAAATATTTTTTGATTCAGCAAATACTGTTTACACTTATACTAAAAGTGATAAAACGTGGGATGCTACGCTTGACGAAATGAAGGCAAACAAAATAGCTAATTTAAAAGCCTCTGCTCACTCCAAATTAGCTCAGACTGATTGGTATATACTTAGGGCTTTAAATGGCGGCACAGCAGTCCCAGAATCTGTTACAACAGATAGAGCAGCAGTATTATCTACTGTAGAAACAAAAGAAAATGAAATTAATGCTTTGACAGAAAAAAGCGATGTAGTTGTGTATAGCATAAACTTAGATTAATGCTTGGTAAGAAATTAATAAACGCGGGACCTGTTAGTAGCGGAGCAAACACATTTGCTTCAGAAAACTTCAATACTGTTCTCTATACAGGTAACGGAAGTACTCAACGTATTGGTGGGTATATAAATAGAGGT